GTGACATTAGATTGTAATGCCCCCAGTTACAGTAAGACCCCAAGTGTATGAGGCTGGCTTCTGTGGAATCTCGTTAAGTTCGCAGATAATGTCTCCTACAAACAAACGTGTAACAGCTCCACCCACTACAGCAGTTGCTGTAATAGTTGTTCCCGCACATGCGTATGTAAATGTAGTTGTTGTTGGCACTTCTTTAACAATAAAGACACCATTAAAGTCGTTATCAATACCAGTAATCTTTACGGTATCGCCAATTTTAAGGCCGTGTGCTGTAGTTGTACGCAAGTTAGCAACACCGGCAGTTAAAGTCTTTAGGTCCACCACTTTAGTAATATCAGCGTCTTTGCGGATTATTTTGGTAGTCTCTACATATGCCACACCAGCTACAGAGTTAATAGCTGAAGTTATGTCATTAATGGTTACGCGGTCAGCAAAGATCACATTGTCAAACTGGAACAAAGTATCAAGCTTAGCGGTTACCTCAGACAAGACGAGGCTTTGCTTATACTGAGGTAACACTGTTATGTTTGCATCGATATATGTATCAACGTATGAAGGTGGCTGGAAAGTAATTGTTGTATTAGCTGGAATCTTATCTGTTAGATAAGCCTTCAAGCTTGTAGCTGTGTTATTAAATACGTTTGATGGGGTTACACCATCTCCAGTAACACCCTTATCTCCAAATGGAGCAAAGTAAACAGTTACGTTTGTGTATACATCTGCAATAGCTACAGCTTTTGCTGCTCCACCCTTAATGCAAAGGTTTGCATAATCTGAAAGGGATACGCCTCTTTCCAATGTACGTAAGCTCAGTGGGGCGTTAACGCGAATAGCATCTGTAGATTCAAAATCTCCACCGCCAGATGCTTCACCTGTATCAGATGCGCTGATGTACTGGTTAAGTACGCTAAGGCCTGAAACACCATTTGTAAGAATGTACTTGATAGTGTTAACACCTACGTTTCCAGATGTTCCACCACCAATGCGGTAAGTTGCTGTGATCTGTGCATTTACCGGTGGGATACGTCCGCTTACGTTATCCCCAAATACTACATAAGTAATACCATCAGCACTTGTATAAGTGCTAAACACAGGGTCGTAGTTTTGGTAATCAATAAGATAAGGGACCTGTGTGTAAGTAACAGAGTTAACAGTAAGAGTTACGCTCTTCTCAATAACAGGGTTTTTAGATAACTTAAATATCTGGCTTGACTCACCGTTAGATGTACCAATTACTTCGTTAGCTACAGTTGTTCCCTGGTTTGCAGTTACTGTAATAGATCCAGTAGCAGGTACTGTAACTTGTGACGCTGTTTCAAATACAATCTGCTGTGAGCTGCTGCTGGTTACGTTTGTAGTAGCGACCTTAGTCAGCGCCGGTACAACAATTGGGCTAGCTGTTGAATTTTGGAAAGTAAGGGTTACTCGGGAAGCTGTGTTGTTAGTAGCTTGGTATCCAAGTAGGCGAGCAAGCTGAAGAACGCTATCGCGCTGGCTAGCTGTAGTAATGAAAGACTCATTAGCGGCACGGTCAATGTAATAGTGAAGCTGGTCACCCATGTAGGCAAACGCCTCAAGGATGGTCATACCAAAGTCAGCCGGGTCGCGGTTGGTCCAGTTTGGTGCAAAGTTAGGGATAAGAGAGATCAAGTCTTCCCGGATGGATGTGTAGTCCCTAGAGGTGTAGTCGATCTGCGGGACATACTTTTTAACGGCCACTTCGTCCAGTTCCTTCCACTATTAGATCTCCGCTTCGGGAGAACAATCCGGTCTTAATCTTTACGCTTTGTTGGGTGTCTTTATCATTATAACGGTAAAACACCTCAATAACTATGTTTCCATCGGCTGGATCAACGGTTCCCTGGACCTTTTGTAAAGAAAGACTTGGCAAGAACTTTGCAAAAGCTCCACCAATAGTCTGTTGAATAAGGCTTACAGAGTCATTGATGTTTTCAAACAAAGTAGATGCCACTGTTGTACCAAAGGTAGGGCGCATGATGCGCTCATTAAGGCTGGTCATGCAGACAAGGACTACCCGGTCTTGCCAGATCTTTTTCTCATCAGAGGTATAGGCCACTGACCCATAGCTATCAAAAGCAAAGGGTAGTGTAATTGCTGTCTGGTATGCCATTATGAGATTTCTCCTGTCCAAATTGGGAAGTTAGGGTCTCCGCCAAGATACATCACACCAACCCGAACTCCTGGCTTTGGTCGGTAGTTTCCGGCAAAAGTTGCTGTAACAATCAAACTTGCAGTTGTAGGGCTTGCTGGTGTTGTGCCAGCTCCGTAAGTTTGTAAAGAAACCGTTGTGCTTTCTGCTTGCCAAACAAACTGTAAATAGTCATTAGGAGCAAAGTTTAAAATATAATTCCAAGCTTCAATTGTGTGCCCATTTGTATTTCCGTGTTTTGAAGGTACGTGAATAAAACCAGCAGATCCAATAACATCAACACCGTTTTTACGAATCCAAACTGTAACATCTTGATCACTATTACTTGTGTTTTGAAATTGACCCGACCATTGGACGTTAAACGTCCCATAGTTTTTAAATGTTATTTTAGAGCCGTCTACAATTGTTACACCATATTCATAGTCAACAGTATTAATGGTCATTACATAGGCTGTTGTTGTGCTTGCAATAGTTTGAGTTGTAAAGTCTTGAAATGAACCATACGGAAATTGGTACAACAAAGGCGAACCACCCATAGCGCTAGCCCAATTAGTTTCAGCTGACCCAGTTACTTGAGGTACTTGAAGGGTTACGCGGCCACGCTTTTGTGGGTCATCACTATTAACAACAATACCTTCGTAAACACCATAGAATCTTTGATCAAAGCTCATCGTCTAGCTCGCATTCTAGCTAACCGGTCTGTTACAAATTGTTCTGTTACCGGCTCTTCAACAATTGGATCTAAAGATCTGGTTCCGCTCACCCAGCGAGCAGGAGAAGTATCACGGTTATTAATGCTTGGCTTAGCCCTGTTCTCAATGGTCCCAAAGCTTCCGCGCTCTGTAAGATTAACTGGCACTGTAATCCGGTTTAAGTAGGTTACAGGGCGGATTGTTGTTTGACGCACACCAGGGATAATCTTTCTAATTGGGTTAGCTGGTGGGCGGACAATTTCTCGGCTGTCTGGGCCAATTACAGCTTCTCCCAAAGAGTCAGATCCAACATGCAAGATGGTTGTATAGCGATGACGGTTGCGCTCTTCTTCAATAATCTTGTGCTCAACTTTTAAGATAGTCCAGAAACCAGAGTAGCTTGAGCCAATACCGTTTAAATACACAGGCATATCTGGGCGCAGGGAAGCTGATCCAATAACCTCAGCTACCGCTCTGTACGGAAACGCATTACGGCTTTCCGCAGCTTCACCTTCGTATTTAGCAATTTCAGGGGTGTTAGCTACAACAGAGGTATCAAAAGCATCAAAGAACTCAACTTGAGACTTGCTACGTGTAACAGTGTTTCTTTCTTGCTGAGTAAATGCCATGCTTGTATTCGTAAACCCATCAACGCCAGAAACAGCAACCGCTGATTTAGTTGCATCCTCGTAATCAATAGATTCACCAATAAGAGGTCTAAAAGAGTACAAGGTAGATCCCGCTGAATCGTTTGCTTGGCGCATGGTAAAGGTTTTAGCTTCTTCTTTGTACCGATTAAAGTCTTCTAGCATTGGTTGAAAGTAAATCTCTGTATTTGTAGCTCGTAATGTGTAACCGCACTGCTTAGCTAATCTAACTAGCAGCTCCCAGTCTGTATGACCAGACTGAGCAATCTGTGGGTAGACGCGAGGGTGTGCAACCGCGTAGCAAGCAAAGTTATGCTTTTCAGCAATCTGTAGAGCTACTTGATCGGCTGTAATATCTTTATAAACCATTTGAGATGGCTGGCGAAGTGGGTAAGACGCCCCAATAACAACCATTTCGGTAAAGTTCTTGCCTGGAGTTCTATCAGGCTTGATATGGTGGATGTACCCATAAATATCTTTCTTTTCGGTAACCCCAGTAATAGTTACCTGCACTGGAGATCCTGGGTTAAGGACATCATATGAAACATCCCAATCCCTAAACTTCATTTTAATAATATCGTGCTTGTATTTTTCTTGAATGATTTCAGCCGAGTACACAGCGGTAGGGCCAAAGTCAGTTTCAGGAAAAGCAACACGTATAAAAT